CAGATTAGCAAACCAAGATATATTTGATATTGATATCCTTCCAGAGGGCGGTTTAGGTACTATTCAAACTACGATCGAGAATACAACAAATAGTACAAATAATAGTACACAGTTTTTTGATGATAGAGATGCTTTAACGGGAATGAATCAGTTGTCAGCAACATCACCGAGTCTTGCTCCGCTTGCAGTTGACATTAGATCTGATTGGAATTCTGTTCAAACCAAATTCATTACGTTTGCTCAAAATACAAGAAAGGATTTCATTTATGTTTCCGATCCAATTAGACAAATATTTGTTCAAGGTGAAAACACCAAGGTTATTAATATACCAGGAAATACATTCCCGGTAAACATATTACAGCCTTTAAAGAATTGTTATTCTCTTATTAATACAAACTATGCAGCAGCTTATGCTACATGGACACAAGTTTTTGATAACCAAGTATCTGGTCAAACATGGATACCAATGTCTGGTTTAGCGGCTGCGAAGTATGCACAAACGGATGCCAACTTCGCACCATGGTATGCACCAGCCGGATTTACAAGAGGTCTTTTAGACACAGTAAATGATGTTGCAATTTACCCGAACCAGAAACAACGTGATTCTATATATGATCAAACCAATACTAACCCAGTTGCATTCTTTCCGAGTGAAGGGTTTGTAATTTATGGTCAAAAGACACTACAAACTAAACCAAGTGCATTTGATAGAATTAACGTAAGAAGGTTGTTCTTATATCTCGAAAAACGAGTTAAAGAAACAGTTAAGTATTTCGTATTTGAACCAAATACGTTGTTTACAAGAACAAACGTTCTTAATGTTCTTAATCCTATTATGGAAGATGCAAAAAATAATGAAGGCTTGTATGATTATCTTATTGTTTGTGATGAACGTAATAATACACCAGAAGTTATTGATGCTAATGAGTTAGTTGTTGACATTTATTTGAAACCAGTTCGAGCAGCTGAGTTCATATTAGTTAACTTCTATGCAACCAGAACCGGTCAAGACTTTAGCGAAATTGTTGGTTAATAATCAAGCTAACTTGACTAACTTATACAAGCCCCGAAAATTTTCGGGGTTTTTGTTTGTTTGGATTAAATATTAGTATGCCAGATGTACAACAGACAATTTCTGATTTTTATAGAGTAGCAACAGAAAGAGACTTCGCAAGAGATTTTCAGTTCAGAGTGTTATCAATAGACGGTGGTGGTGCCACAGACACAACATTTGAAGAAGATGACTTAGTATATTGCACCGCAGCAAGCTTACCGGAAAGAGCAATAACTAACGTAGCGGTACCTTATATGGGTCTATCGTTTAATATCCCCGGTAGTGTGACATATACAGGAAGTGAAGGATATTCACTTACATTCTATTGTGATCAAAACTCACAAATAAGACAAAAATTTGAAGATATGTCAAGAGATATTTTCGACGATGCAACAAGCACAGGTAACTATTTTGCTCCAAGACAATCAGCATCTATAAATCTTGTCCAACTAGATACACAATTAGAGGAAGTGGCAGGTTATAAATTAGTTGGTGCATCTGTTAGAAATGTAGGGGCGCTCGAATATTCGATAGCAGAAGGCACGGGTCAAAAAATCAACTTTACAGCTACAATGGCTTACCATTACTGGCAGCGAAACTAATTAATTTAACACATATACTGTTAAAACGTATTTGTGAAGGTTAAGCACAATAAACCTAAGGTAAAAGTAACTTCAAAATTCAAAGGAGAGGTTTGGCACTTTAGACTAATAAAAGTAAACAGATATAAAAATTCCGAAATAGGTAAATTAGAAATAGATTTTGCTCGAGAAAAAAAATATTTTGTTATTTCTTCACACGTAGGTCTTCTATATAGAAACAACGGTTTTGGTAAATTACTTTACGTAAAAGCATTAAAAAAGTTTGGTAAATTAAAAACAGATTATTTTGAAGCAAGCGAAGATGCGCAACGGGTGTGGATATCGTTATGTAAAAAATATAAAAGTAAAAAATTTTTTTTCTCCGGTACGCTTACCCTTTATAACAAACTTAAATAATTAAAATTGAATAATCCTTTTACAGAAGCAATTAGAGGTTTTGGTGATAATGTGTCTGCGTTATTAAGAGGTACTAACCCTTTAGCGCAACCATCTATTACATCATTATTTGGATTTACCGTCCCCGGGGTACCTTTAATAAGCACAAGAGATTATTTTTTAACTCAAATGGAATCGTGGTTCACCACCATACCAATGCGCACGCAATGGATGTTGTTAATTGAAAATTACCCTACGTTATTGCAAACATCTGTTATACAAAATTTAGAAAGAACCGAAGGTAATTATCATAACTTTGATATATCACAAGCAGTGAGTATTTTAAAATCTTATCCTTTGAATAAAGTAACCGGATGTATTTTTGCTCAAGGAGCGGATATACCAGGATTAGAACAATTAGAAGTAAATAGAGATAAAATTTTTGGAGACAAACAGAGAGGGTTTATCCCCGGCGTTATATCAACCGGTAGACAACCATTTGGTAATTTAACTTTACAATTTAGGGAAACAAATACAAGCTTTGTTGATTTTGTTGTTCGACCTTGGACAATATTAGCTGAACATTTTGGTATGGTAGCAAGACCACCTAGTGATCCAAGAAATGTGGGTACTACAATTAGTCTATTACAATTTACTAGAACGTATCAAAACATAGCACAAATACCGAGAAAAATTTGGACCTTCTATAATTGTATGCCTACTTCAGTTAGTAATAAAAATTTAACATATGATCAAGAATCTTTAGAAATTAATTCCTCAGAATGGGCATTTTCAAATTACGCTGTAAGAAATAATTTATATTTACCTTTACCTGACATTATTAACAAAATCAGTTCTAAAGGTTGGAAAAGCTTAATTCCTAAAATTTCACCCTTCCAATAGAGTATTGATTATTTCAAACTAGATTATATTATTAATAAATGGTCAACACTTACATGTATCCTGTTACTATTACAAACGACAAACAAGTACGGTGTAGAGAACTAACTAACTTCGAATATAAAAATATTTTAAAATTTTCATTGAATCAGGATAACGAAAATCTCTGTAAATATTTTGAATTTTTAGTACAAGACATTTGTAAAACACAATGCACATTAAACTACATAGATAAAATTTTAATTTTACTCTCTTGTAGAATTATATCAATTGGTGAAAATATAATCATAGCAGGTAAAGAAAATATCCAAAACACTATATCATTAAGCAAAGTATCAAGAACTATAATAGAAAATTATGTACCTGAAACTAAAGAAATAGAAGATAAAGAAAATAATATAAAAGTAGAAATTAGTTACCCTTACTTAATTAGCAATAAAGATTTGTTATATGATAAAATATATTCAATCTCTATTGCAGGTGACAGGGTTATCATGAATAGTACCTCACCTGAAATGAGAGATAAAATTTTAAACTATATACCCGTCGAATTAGCAAAAAAGATAATGAAAGCTATTAAAAGTGATTCTAACTACAAACAAATAAAACTGTTTTCTTGGACTTACGAACAAGGAACTGAAATTGATTTTTATTTTTCATTTAATTCAAAACAAAATTTTGATTTCTTAAAAGCATGTTTTAGTGAGGATTTAAAAAACATGTATTACTATGAATATTTGTGTTGTAGTAAACTAAACATACCATTATCAGATTTCTTACACCTTATGAGCCCTGTTGAATCTATATTACAAATAAAAACTCTAGCACAAGAAATAAAAGAACAAAACGATGCACAGAAAAAAGCCAACGCACCAGCAAAACCTGTGATGCAGCCTGGATAAGGCGTTAATAGATAATAAATGATTGTATGGCACTTGAAGGCGACGAAATTAAGAAGATTAATGATCTTTACAAAGAATTAGATCAAAAAGAGTTAAAAATCCAAAGTATTGATAATAATTTGGTTACAGCTCAAAATACAGTTAACTTTTTAAATCAATCTATTGAAAACTATAAAGAAATTGTTTCTGAACTATCCGGTAAAATGGACACAGTTATTTCGCATTTAGATCAGTTAACAAAAACATCAAAAGCTAAAAAGTAATAAATACTTTTATGTCTGATGAGTTTCTTACTGTAGATTTACATAACGAGTTTACCTTAAAAACAATCGACACCAATTCGGGTGCTATCAAAACTATCAGACAAGTAGGTGGTAAAATTATTAGAGGACCTGTTATGATGGGAAAAGACAGAGTTTCCATTACAGTAGAAACACCAACAGGAAAAATAGGAAAAGTTTTAAAGTTACCCAATCTTCTTATTATAAAGTCGTTCCCTGCATCTTGACTTATTAAATTTTTACTTTAATATATGTCTATGAACCCGTTACTAACGAGCTTAAGTGAACACAAAATAGATAATGAAAAATACCGTATATCAACAGAATTTTTTACAAACTACTCTTTTTTGTTTTATGGTTTTGAGATAAAAAATAAATTTGACGAATCTAGGCTCCTTATAAACAAAAAAATATCACCAATAAAATTTTCACATTTAGTGCGTACTAACGAAGGTATTAAAATGAAATATTTTTATGGTGTGTTATGTAATGGAAACGCTATATATAAAATCATTTCTAAAAAATTAGCTTACGCATCACACAAAGAAAAGTATACAATGAGCTTTGATAACTACAGACATATGATGTCTGAGTTTAATGTTAGCACTAGTAGCAGTTATGGTAAATATTCAATAGGTTTGTATCCTTTTGATAGTCTTTCTAATATGTCAGACAATGTTAAATTTGATTGTGAAGATTTTTTTGCAAATGAAGATGTCCCGTTTTATCAAAGAATGGCCGGTTTAACATCTTATATAGTCTGTGACACTTCTAATTTAATAAACGAGATATAATATTTATTAAAAACTATACAAAAAATTCACTTTTGATTAAATAGAAACAATTTTCAAAAGGGAAATTAACTCAAATTAGCTAACCCCTAGGGTAGTCTTTACTTTACCCAAAAAAACCCTAAAAAAATCGTGTTTCCTGGTGTGAAAAGAAGGTTGTTAGCTTAAATTAAGACATACAAAGATGGATATTTCAACGAAAATACTCTCAGACATAACAGTACATAACAAATATGCAAAATATTTAGAAAAACACCAAAGACGTGAAACATGGAATGAAATTGTTTCGAGAAATAAAAAAATGCACATTAAAAAGTATCCTAAATTAAAAGATGAAATAAATGATGTGTATAAACTAGTGACAGCCAAGAAGGTATTACCTTCTATGAGATCTCTTCAATTTGGAGGTGCACCTATTGATAGAAACCCATCTAAAATTTTCAATTGTGCCTACTTACCTTGTGACGATTATCGTTCATTTGGTGAAGCAATGTTCTTATTATTGGGAGGAACAGGGGTTGGTTATTCGGTTCAAACACATCATTGCGAACAATTACCTGAAATAAACAAACCAAACGATAAAAGAACAAGAAGGTACCTAATTGGTGATTCAATTGAAGGTTGGGCAGATGCAGTAAAAGCTTTGTTAGAATGTTATTTCAAAGGGTTATCTAGAATTCGTTTCGACTATAGTGATATTAGACCTAAAGGAGCAGTATTAGTAACATCGGGTGGTAAAGCTCCCGGTCCTCAACCATTAAGAGAATGTTTAGTCAAAATAGAAGGTATTTTATCACAAAAAGAAGATAATAGTAAACTAACGTCAATTGAATGTCATGATGTCATGTGTCATATGGCTGACGCAGTATTAGCGGGTGGTATAAGAAGAGCAGCTATGATTTCCCTCTTCTCTGCTGATGATGATGAAATGATTGCATGTAAAGCAGGTAATTGGTGGGAAAAAAATGCACAAAGAGGGAGAGCTAATAATTCAGCTGTATTAATGCGTCATAAAATTACTAAAGATTACTTTTTAAACTTATGGAAGAGAATAGAAGCTTCTGGATCAGGTGAACCGGGATTTTATTTCTCAAATGATAAAGATTGGGGTACCAATCCTTGTTGTGAAATTGGGCTAAGACCATACCAATTCTGCAATCTCACAGAAATTAATGCAAGTAATATAAAAGATCAAAAAGATCTCGAAGAACGAGCTCGAGCAGCAGCATTTATCGGTACATTGCAGGCTTCATATACAGACTTTCACTATCTTCGTCCTATATGGCAAAGAAACACAGAAAAAGATGCGTTATTGGGTGTCAGTATGACGGGTATAGGTTCAGGAGCAGTACTTAGCTTAAATTTAAAAGCAACAGCAGAAATAGTCAAAAAAGAAAATTCAAGACTTGCAAAAATTCTAGGAATAAACGAAGCAGCAAGAACCACTTGTGTTAAACCTGCAGGTACAACTTCACTAGTATTGGGTACTTCTTCCGGTATCCATGCATGGCACAATGATCATTATATTCGTAGAATTCGTGTCGGTAAAAACGAAGCACTTTATGATTACCTTCATCTAAATCATAGAGATCTAGTAGAAGATGAATATTTTAGACCACACGACACTGCCGTCATTGGTGTACCTCAAAGAGCACCAGACGGTGCAATTTATAGAACAGAATCAGCTTTACAATTATTAACTAGAATTAAAAAAATTACTGACGAATGGGTATCAAGTGGTCATAGAAAAGGTGCAAACAAACACAATGTATCAGCAACGATATCTATTAGAGAACACGAATGGACAGATGTGGGTGAATGGATGTGGGAAAACACAGCTTCATTTAACGGGTTATCTGTATTACCATATGAAGGGGGATCATATAAACAAGCCCCCTTTGAAGATTGCTCAAAAGAAACTTATGAAGCATTAATTAGTTCTTTAAAGAATGTAGACTTAACTCTTGTAAAAGAAAAAGTTGATGATACAGTCCTTTCTGGTGAATTAGCATGCGCTGGCGGGGCTTGTGAGATTTCATAGTGAAGAAATTAGCTAAAATCTTTTACTACCATAACGGATCAGGGGATGCAAAAGATGGTGAATTGCTATTTGATTGTATAAAAGAACAATATGATGTTATTATGCAAGATTGCCAAAACACTAATGAAAAAAAATATGAAAATGGGCGATTTTTATATGATTTTAAACAACCTGAATCTATAGACTTAGGTATTTTTAATAATGTCCATGGTAAACCAGACAATATAAAAAAGAAAATATTAATTCTAAATGAAGAATGGTTAAGTAAAAACGATTTAGAAGATCTAAAAGAATGTAAAAATTACTATGACTATGTTATTGTTAAATCGAAATATTCTAAAAAATTATTATCACCTTACCTTAAAAATGTAATAGTCTTACCCTTTTGGTCTATTGACAGATATAGACCAGCTAAAATAAAAAACCAAACACTTCATTTTGCTGGTTGTTCAATTCAAAAAGGAACAGAAATGTTGATAGATAATCCAAATATTACAGTACTTGATAGTACAAATAGATTTTCACATTTGACCAAATGCAATTATATTAATTATTATGTTAGCGATGAGGACCTTAATGAAATACTAAATTCATATAATTTACATTTATGCCCTTCTTTATACGAAGGTCACGGGCACTATATGTATGAATCTTTAAGTTGTGGAAAAAGTATTCTATGCTCTAAAATCCCTATGTGGGAAGAATTAATCGATCCTGATATGGTAAATTTTATAAACGTAAAAGAAGTAGACTTTGACGACAGATTTAATTATTTTCATGAAGCCGCGCGCGGCATTTGGCCTCTAAGAAAAGGATTTATTATTGACGAAGAGGAATTAAAAGAAAAAATCCAAGAACATAAAAAAGACAAGATAGATATGAAAAAACGCGAATACTGCCTACACATTAACAAAAAAAGAAGAGCAGCATTTAAAAATTTTTTACTTGACCTATAAACGGATTTATCTTATAATAACCGGAATGGATAAAGATCATCAATATGTTTTATGTTCTACAAGAACTGTCTTTAATGAATTAATACAAAGAATGTCTGGGTGGGAAAAAGACTACTGTCAGAATGATATTTTAGATTATTGGGATAAAAATCAATGGTGGGATTATGAACGAGGAGCCTACGTAATTATGAAAATATCAGATCTTGGTAAAGGTGATGTTGTAGCTGGGTGCGCGTATAACGTAATAGGAGATAATCTTCACATTAAAAGACTTTTTACTAGTACAGATTATAGAAAACAAGGTCATGCAAAAGATCTATTAGAACATACCTGGAGGCACTCTTTTTCATCTGCAAGATTTTTAAGAATGTATTGTGATAAAGACGCTATTCCATTTTATAAAAAATTAGGTTTCCGGTTTATTAACAAGCATGGTCAAGTGCGCTTAACTTACAATAAACATAACTACGCTTATGTATTACAACCTATGCTTTTTAGAGATATGGGTTTTACTCTTAAGCATTGTAAATCGTATAAAATGGAAAATCTTCTAGATGAACAAGATAAGACATTTATAAAATACGATTTTATATAAATAGATTTTGAAGGAGATATAAATCAATAGGTTCAAGGAGGTGGGTTGGCGGGAAAAACACTTGAATTCTCGAGGATGTGTGATTAAATATTGTTGTCATGAATAACTTATTAACTAAATTGACAGCAAGTCCACGGGCGGGACGGTACAGCCCATTATTCGAAATTTTTAATGATTTCGATCGCATTCTTACACCTGAATCTTTTTCTAACGATAATATTCGTTTCAATGAAAGTAAAGAAAACTTTCATGTAGAGATTGATCTTCCGGGTGTGAAGAAAAAAGACCTTAAGGTTACATACAATGAGGATACAAACGTTGCATATGTTGAAGCTAAGCGTACCATTACTTCTAAAACTGGTTCAAAAGAAGAAACATATACAAGGTCATTCCGATTGGACCCTTCGGATTTTGATGTAGACAAATTCGTTTCAAAACTTTCCGATGGTGTCTTAGCTATAACTGCTCCTCGAATAGAAGAGAAGGAACATAAAGTTATAGACGTTAAAGTCGACTAATAATCAGGTTTATCAAGGCGGCCTACGGGCCGCCTTTTCCTTGATTTTTACAGATTATATATTACAATATTTTCATGTTAAAAGACTGTATTGTTACCGCGGTCGAATTGGTTGAAAATTATCAACCAGAAGGTCAGGACACAAAATTAACAAGAAATTTTATACCGGAACATTATTTTACTGGTATAAAAAGTCTTTTAAATTTAGATAAAGAACTTTTAATTTATTGTAACAAATCTGTAGAAGAAGATATAACTAATGCTTTGAAAGACAAAGTACAGTCTTTACCAACATTTATTAATAAAACTTCAAAAGATATTAACCCCTTTTACGACGAAATATTTGAATATAGTAAGAAAATAATAGATAAAAACCCAACTGGTGTTTACTGTTGGAGTCCTATGCTTACAACAGCAAAGCTATTTTATATTTTAGATGCTATTAGTTTAAAATACGAAAGAGTTGTCTGGATGGATGCTGGGTTAAGTAACGAATCTTATATTCCCGAAGAGTGTGGTGGTACTTGGCATGATATAAAAGTACAAAATTGGGATAACTACTACCCTAAAAACGAAAATGATATTTTTAACCCAACTTTAGGAAAAAATATTTTTAAATTATTCGAAAAAACCAATAATTTTATGATAGGTTTACCTTATGTTGGAATAGAACCAGAATTATTCATTGAAAAATTTTGGGATACAAAAATTGACTATTGGTCTGCATCTGCAGGTTTGTTAGGGTTGACTGTAAGAAAGGCACATTCAATAAAACAAATGTATATTGGTGCAATAAAGTACTATTTATCCGAATATGATAGAATCTTTACTGAAATAGAACTTTTTACATTTTTAAATGTCTATTTCAATTTTGCCAAACTTACGTTTGCAAATTTCAACCCAACAAAAGAAAAAGGCAGCATATATGACCTTTTAAAAAACAAAATTAACTATGACGAAATACGCTTTAGCAATATTAACCTTTGAAAATAATATAGGATTTAAACTAGCAGCTTTAGATACATATTTGAAACATATTCCCGATAACATGGATATTTATTTCGTCTATGGTGGGAACATTTCACGTATGGTACACTGTAAAAGAGACGGGATATCTTATACAGATGTATATATTAAGACACCCGACAACATTTCCAACGTACACAAAAAATTATTTGGTTTTTTTAAAAAAATCATAAACAAAGATTATACTCACGCTCTAAAAATAGATGACGATACATTTTTATATAACGTGGATACCTTTTTAGAACACAAAATTTCCGGGGATTATGTGGGTAATAAGGTTTTGATAACCGATGAAGAGTTAATTAGAAATAAATTTTGTACTTTAAAAAATTATAAAATTAGAAAAGCATATCAAGGTGAATTACCAAACCAGTATTGTTCAGGAGAGTGTGTAATTTTTAGTAAAAAATCAATACAAACTATAATTTCTTATAAAGGAAAAGAAAAGTACGAAAAATTCTCTATAGAAGATGTCGCTATAGGAAACATTTTGCAAAAAAGCGGCATTAAAATAAACCCAAACAAATTTCTTAATTACGAACACCCGATTCAAATAGAAAAATTTTTTTATCTATATGATAAACATTACGTAAATGAACTTATACCCACATAATATACTAAAAGGAAGTAAAAAGACAATGAGTAAGACAGTAATATTAGTACCATGTAATGGGGGTATTGTTTTTAATGTTGACTGCAAACTCAGAGAATTAGAAAAAATGGGGTACGAAGTGTGGCGAACACCCGGATATTCGGCTATTGATCAATGTAGATCTAGAATGGCTTATGACGCTATATATCAAAGAGACTTTGAAGAATTAATATGGATAGACGGTGATGTGGATTTCGAAATAGAAGATATAAAAAAATTACAAAATAGTGAAAAACACATTATTGCAGGGGTTTACCCGTTTAAAGGCCACCCGGAATTGACTTTTGATCCTTTATACGACGACCAAGAAATTATTTTTGGAGAAGGTGGGGGTGTGTATGAAGTACATTGTGTAGCAACTGGATTTTTATACACGAAAAGAGACGTATACACACGTATGGTTGATGAATTAAAACTACCTCTTTGTAATACTAGTTTTGACTGCCCTAGCTATCCGTGGTTCAGACCTAACGTGTGGGAAGAAGGGGATAGACATTATTATCTCGGAGAAGATTTTTCTTTTTGCAAATATGCGAAACAATGTGGGTATGAAATTTATGTAGATAGCACTATAAAATTAACGCATTATGGGAAATACGGATACACATGGGAAGATCTTGCATATAAAAAGAAAAAAATTTCTAGTTTAAGATATTGTAAAAATTGGTCCAGTGATAAATAACTTTAACCATGCAGGCTGTTTGGTGGGCTACGATGTATGTGGTGGTACTTGTAGCTATTATATAGGTGGGCCTGCATGGTTTTTTTTGGCTTTAACCATATCATAGTTTTATGACAATAACCAATAAAGAACTTGCTCAATGGTTTGATACAACTTCTACGTTAATAAAGATATTAGAAGAATATAACGACAACAACCCACAAATAAATTTTGCCTCAGAAGCAGCTCGACTACAATTGGTTGAATTTCTCATAGAAAAAATTAAAGCTCGAGATAAAGAAGAACCTAAAGAAGAAACAGAAGAAGAAAAATGAAAGGTATAATTTTAGCTGGGGGTTCAGGGACAAGAGTTTATCCAAGCACAAAAGTTGTATCTAAACAACTTCTCCCAATTTACGACAAACCTACAATTTATTATCCTCTTTCAACCCTAATAAAATTGGGAATTAAAGAAATTATGATTATAACAAATGGGGTAGCATATAATCATATTTTAGATTTATTGGGTAAAGAATATCTGGGTATTAATTTTACATTTAGAATTCAAAAAAAACCAGCTGGTATAGCAGAAGCGTTAATTATAGCAGAAGAATGGCAAGGCGATAATGACGTTTGTTTAATTTTAGGAGACAACTTATTTACAGGTATAAAAAAGACCCCTTGGCCGGTAGAGTATGGAGCATGTATAACAGGTTATAAAGTCAAAGATCCTCATCTATATGGGGTAGTGTGTGTTGAAGAAAATAAACTGACAAAAATTAGCGAAATTATATCTATAGAAGAAAAACCCAAACATACAAATTCTAATTTAGCAGTAACTGGTATTTATTTTTATGACAATACTGCAGGAGAAAGAGCGCTAGCATTGAAACAATCTGACAGAGGCGAATTAGAAATAACTGATTTAAATCTCAGTTACATGGACGATGGCACTTTGTGGTTTAATGAACATGAGAGTAAATATGCATGGTTCGATACTGGCGACCCAGATGAAATGTTCGCTGCTACTATGTTTATTAAATCAATACAAGATAGAACAAATTGCATGGTTGGGTGTATTGAGTATGAAAGTTATAAAGCTGGAAATATAACACAACCACAATTTGAAAAAATTGTTAACGATATGCCTGAATGTTCATATAAACGAAAAATTAAACAAAGTTATTTTTAATGAAACGAGTTTTAGTAATAGGAGATAATTGTACGGATGTTTTTATTTACGGGAAAGTAAACCGGTTGTGTCCGGACGTACCAGCCCCGGTTTTTTCCCCTACCAAAACAATTACTGATAGTGGTATGGCTGGGAATGTAGTTAGGAATTTTAAATCATTAGGTTTAGATGCCGACTGTATGTTCAATGAAACTGAAATGACAAAAATTAGATATGTTGATGAACAAACCAACCATACATTTTTAAGAGTAGATGAAGGGGATAAGGCGGAACCTTTTGGATCTAGTCCTGAAGTAATAAACTATGATTTTGAACCGGGGGAGTGGGATGCAATTGTTATATCAGATTATTGTAAAGGGTTTGTTACTGAAGAACTAATTCAATTTTGTTGCGAAAAAAACCCTAACGTTTTCATTGATACAAAAAAAGTATTAGGAGATTTTTGCAAAAAAGCAAAAATAATTAAAATAAATGAACCTGAATATAATGATTTAAAAGGTAAAATAAACGAAAAAGATTGGGAAGAAAAACTTATTGTTACACTTGGTAAAGATGGGTGTAGATGGAAAGGTGCAGTTTATTTAGTAGACCAAGTTGAAGTGTTTGACTTATGTGGTGCTGGAGATTCTTTTTTAGCTGCTTTAGTGTTTCACTATCTTGAAACCGGCTGTATAATGGAATCAATATTTTTTGCTAATGATATGGCCAGTCAGGTTGTACAAAAAAGAGGCGTAGTTGCTTGTTTTTCACGCACCAATGAAGAAGGTATAGAAGATTTAGTTAAAAAAATCAATGCTTAAAATTAAAGAAAAAAATCTTATACAATTTACTAATTTGGTAAATGAGTGTTGCTCAGTAATCGATGATGAATATGTAGAAAAATTTTTAACTACACCGCATAGTTATTTCAACAAAGAAACCCCCCTGGAGGAGTTTAATCAGTTTGGAAACGAAAAAATATTAAGACTTTTATACTTCATTGAGATAGGGGAAGCAGATATATTTGAAAATCAAAACGATTAGAATTTGCCGATGTGGTGGAATGGTAGACACGAGAGACTTAAAATCTCTTTTCCGTTAGGAAGTGTGGGTTCAAGTCCCTCCATCGGTACCATTTTAAATGAAGCTCCAGTAGCTCAATTGGATAGAGCATCTGCCTTCTAAGCAGAGGGTTACTGGTTCGAGTCCAGTCTGGAGTACCATTTAATACAGGTAAATGCGGCTTCTCTCCTTAGTTCTCTCTTATTTTTTAATGGGTTATATGTATTCACTTGATTCTAGGGGTAAAATATTATAATAACAATATATGAGCGATAAGATTCCTTATTCAAAAGTAAACAAAACCGCGGTTTCTAGCAAAAAAGCAACAACCAAAACTAAAAATGTTGCCCCTGTTAACAGGTCTGCTGGAAAAGGGGATAGTCCAAGACCTGTGGATTATAGTAATTATATCGACAATTTTGATGAGATAAAGTGGAGTTAACATGCCAAAACAAAACGAACTAGACGAAACATATTTGCAAATGGCCAACATTTGGGGGTTGTTATCTAAAGCAAAAAGAAAACAAGTTGGTTGTTTAATAGTAAAAAACGGGCAAATCATTTCTGATGGTTATAATGGTACACCAGCTGGTTATGATAATAATTGTGAATATGAAACTAGATTTGGATATGAAACCAAACCAGAGGTACTTCATGCTGAATCGAATGCATTAATGAAATTAGCTAAGAGCACAAATGGTAGTGACGGTTCTACAATTTATTTAACTATGAGTCCTTGTTTTGAGTGTGCTAAATTAATCATACAAGCAGGGGTTAAGAGAGTTGTATATTCAGAAGAATATAGAAATATAGGTGGTATAGAATTTTTAAGAAAAAACAATATTGAATGTGTTTCAATGATAGTAACAGAAACAATTAAAATATGAACGAACTATTAGCAATGATATTTGGAGCAATGATGTCTCTTAGCTTTGCATTATGTTTTGCACCACAAATTTTTAGAATGTATAAAAATAAAAGTTCTAAAGACGTTTCACTAGGAATGATCTTTTTACAGGTGTGTGGTAACGTTGGCGGTTTGGGATTAGCATTTACGTCACAAGGAAACATTTGGTTGTTTATAAACTATGGGATTGGATTGGTAATGGCTTCATGCTTAATGGTAATATGGAACATGTTCCACATAAATAATACTAGTGACTGATAACATAAACGAAGAAACCAAACAGAAAGTAACTTTCGCACATCTTGATAGTTTTTTAAAATTTGCTCCTATAGTCGGGTTAATACTAGTTGCATATTTACAATCTCTTTTTCCTACAAAAGAACAGTTTGATAAATTACATACAACAATTCATGACGTCGAAAAACAAATAATAATGTTGACAACACTTCAAAATAACGTTACGAATAATACAGCAAGATTAGATGCATTGTCAACAAAAATACAAAATCTCGAAATACAAATTGTTTCATTAAAAAAGACCCCTTGATCATTTGAAGCAGTACGCTATAATAGGTGTATGGCCAAAAGAGCATCAACGAGTAAAATAACATTTGGAAAATCGAACAAAAATAGAAAAGGTCAAGGATCTAAAAACCATTCTAAAAATAAAAAGTCCACCCTATATAAGAAACCTTATGTAGGTCAAGGTAGATAAGATGGCTGATTTTTGTATAGAAACAACAGCAATTCATGATGAATACATAGAAGAATATAATTCTAACTTTGATAGTTTATCTGATATATTGCATGATGTGGAATTTTTCTGTTTGACACCAACCCCGGAAAAAATAATAAAAAAACACAATATTATACCTGTTGATATAAAAAAATATACCCAGGAAAATTTTACAAAATCATACGACCACAAAACGGGGTTTTGTCCTATCCTACAATCAACAAAATTTGGAATACGTGAAGCATGTGAAAGAGGATACTTAAAAGTCATTCATTTACAAACAGATGCAATACCTTTGGGTGATCATTTTGATACTGAAATATTGTCAAATCATTTTAAAAACGGGATTTATTTTGACATGGGGGGTACCGTAATGAACTTAATGTACGCAAAAGACCCAAAAGTAAAGCACATTATCGATAAGTTTGGATTAAAATCTGATATTGAAAGAATGCCTTTTGGTGATGACCCTACAGTATTTTTAAAATTAAAAAATAAAGAAATATTTCTAGCCTTTCTAGATAATGTAGATAAATTATGCGAAGAAACTTATAAATTCGAACACTTTACGACAGGTCTTGCTGCAGAATTATCAATAGGTATGCATCTAACAGGAGTTAGATCATATTACAACTACCATGGAGTGCTCCATATGAAGCACCCAAAATATTTTGATGTAAATCATAACCATTTACATGTCCAACATTACACAGACAGGGACCCGCAAATGAAAAAAAACTTACCCCATAAATTTGGAAAAACAAATGCGTAAAATTTTTAACATAGGGTTTTCTAGAACCGGTACAACATCTCTAACAGAAGCTTTACAAATTTTAGGATTTTCAGCATACCATTTCCCTAAAAATTTCCACCAAATTGAAAATCATGATGCATGTACAGATATGTCGATTACGCTCGGATACAAATTTTTAGATTTTATGTACCCGGAATCAAAATATATTTTAACAACTAGAAAACTTGAAAGTTGGCTATCTTCAATGGAGGCATTATTTGCTCAATGGAATATAGAACACGACACACCCGGGTACCCTACAGATTATATGCACTATGCAATTTATGGTACGGTAAAATTTGATAAAGATAAGATGGCAAAAGCATACTTTAATCATGTAGACGACGTTAAAAATTATTTTAAATATAAACACGAAGATTTATTAAAATTAGATATTGATAGTGACAATAAATGGGAAAAATTATGTACCTTTTTAAATGTAGAAATACCAGATGTACCTTTTCCTCATTCTAATAAAAGAAGCGATCTTTCCAAATCAGACACTTGAATAATTAGAAGCCTTGGTATAATTAATAGTATGAATTCAACAGCAATTAAATTCGTTAAAGGTATATATTCCGAATACGTAGGTAAAAAAACCCAAGTACTCGCTGAGGTTGAGGTATATTTAAATTCCCCGGTAGGTGTCGGGGAACATAGCAAACTTTCAGCTGAAATTAAAAATCGTTTTGAAGAGCTATCACAACTTGAAGGTGTTATTCAAACAATTGAAAAGCATTTCGATATTACAGAAATGACTGAAGCCCCTCAACTTGTAGAAAATGTAAATCAAACAGCCGAATAATGGATACAATTGTTGTATCAGCAACGTCTAAACCCTTTTATAAAGATACAGATCTTTATAAAAGTCTTTCTAAGCACTTTGGCCAGAAAGGCCAACTAGTAACCTTTTGGGGTAATCCATCTAACTTTTTAGATATTAAAGAATCTAATAAAGAAGGGATAACGTCTGTTTATAATAATTTTTTAAAAAAATATAAAGACAAAGACACTATCATATTTGTTCATGATGATGTTTTTATTGATTCAATAAATTTTGTTGATACAGTAAATGATTTTTTGCATAATAACAATTTAAAGGACAAGTTTGCAGTAGTTGGATTAGCAGGAGGAAGCAACATACAAAAGAAAAAACCATTTTTATGGCATTTAGTAACCAAAAAAGAAACACAAAGCGGCATTGTTTTTCATCCCCATACCGGGTTTAACTTTCCTACAGTTTTTGGCCCCACACCTAAAGAAGTTGCGGTATTAGATGGGTTGTTTTTAGCAGTTAATGTAAAAAAATTACAAGAAAATAACGTTACATTTGATGAAAATATAAAAGGCTTTCATCAGTACGATATGAAATTTTGTATTGATTGTAAAAAAGCTGGGTTAAAATTAACAACAGCACCAATAAACGTAATACATAATTCCCCTGGTCTAAGTGATATAAGAAATAAAGGGTTTCAAGAGGCTGAAGATTATATAATTAATTCGATTTCTTAGTATTTACTATTGGTCTTGCGGGGTTGGTAATAGGATCATTATTAGCTTTAGCTTCTTTACGAACCGCTTCATTACTATCTTTAAGGTCTAAAGGTATATTAGCAAAAGCATGATCGTGAGAGTAAGTATTAACAGTCATGGGTGTGGGTATTGCAAACACAGTTAACGGCCCAACATAGTGTTTATAAGGAACCCATACCGTACCTATAGGCATTCCACCAACAAGTTGCCCCGTAACCTGAGTCGGTTCTGTTACTTGATATTCTAAAGGTGCTGTAATATGATTTACACTCAACTCTCCATCTACATGTAACCCACCTTTTATTACAACATTTCCATTTACGCCGAAATTTGAATCAATTAGTACTTGACCCCCTTGTCTATTTTTAATTGATACAATATCTGCTTCTAAACTCAATCTATTTCCAGCAGATATATTTGTTTCAAATTCACTTGATAAGTTTAATTGCTCACCACCTACATTTGTTATAGTACCAGACATTTCAACACTACCGTATGATTTCATACTTAGACCACCGGAACCAACTAATATATTATATCTATTTGCTACATTTAATGAATAAGAACCACCAGGCATATCATCAACGTGTACATATTCAAACATCGGACTTTCTTTCATGTGTACATAGGCACCTAAATTATCGACATAAACACCGTCGTTAGTTATTTTACCAACTGAGTCCATTCTTACGTTACCAAAATCATTCATTACTAAACCTATAGTTTCTACTTTATTTTTTGTTATATCAATAATATGGTTTCCCCCTAGACCCATTTTTTTCTCTATGTCTGCTAATCTAGTAATTTCTTTTTTATATAAATCTCGATATTGTTCAATAGATTTTCTAGGATCTACCATCCAATCACCATCTTGACTACTGGGGCTTATACCCGTTCCTCCACAAACAGGGCATCTGCTAGTAGGAGGAATCTGAGTAGCTTTAGGACCATTCACACCTGCACCCTTTAATATGAGTTGCAATGGATTAAACATAGGGGTTTTGATAAGCATCCTAATCGGGTCAATTTTTGGCATCGATTTATTATTAGTTACCAAATATTCTTTAGGTGATTCAGCACTACATACCGGGCAAGGACCAAAACCCCCGTCTGGTGCACCAGGTGCACCTTGTCTTTCTTGTAACGGGGATGTTAGTTTTAAGTATTTGTAACCTTCAATTTTTTCAGCTCTTTTTAATTCAAACAATTGTTTATATACTGCTATTGTTTTAACGATTTTTTGCCACTCTACAAAATATTCAGTTTTAAGATTACCAATTTTTAAATAGTGGTCCCCTCTACAGATATAATCTAAATCTCTTTCAGTGTATATATTTCTAAACCCTCTTACTGTATCATATTGATCTTGTAAAACTAATTTTTGATCATCGTGTACTGCTAATTCTACATTCGTCTTTAAAGCAAATTGTTTAAAGGAGCCATTGTAACCAGAAATTTTTAAACTTTCTCTATAATCAGAATTAACAAACTCAATTGTGCCACCTTTTTGGTTTATAAGATATTTGTTTTTGTAGTAATCTATATCTGATACATTATCTGTTTTTTCTGATTTATTCTCAAAACCACCTGGGTAATCATAACCTGAAGGACCACCATACATTTCATTCCAGTCATTTTCCCCATAACTTGCTGCAAAATAAACTGGGTAGAGAGGGTCCCCATCATGAAAGAAAACCCACACATGAGCCCCAACAGAAGGAACACCAAAAGAACCTTTTGTTTTATTTGAATAAACGCTAGGTGTATATTCAAATGAATTTACATTAACATTGTTAACATTATCAGCTGAGGTATTAAAAGCATCGTTAACTTTAAACCTGTACTTCTCATACACATTACCTTCTTTTTCCCCGATAAAATCGACATTTTGTGTATCATCTTCTGTATCGCTAAAATCTATGCTCTTTGAAGTACCTGCAGATTCAAAACCACTAACACCCGAAAAACTACTATCAGAAGTGGAAGCATAATTAGGGAGCGCATTCAATCTACCAGAACTCATTTCACCCGTAATAGGGGACGCACCAATGCTCCATGGTAATATTTTTTTTAAATCTTCATATATATTGTTTAAATCGCTATTAATATTTGCACCTAAAAACTTAAATTTCTTATCTTCAGGAATTTCGTTCCAATTTTTATAAACGGTGGGTGAAATATGAGGTATAAAAATTTTTACTCTCCCTCTAGCAAGAGGGTCGTTATTTTGTATAACTATACCTAAATAATTTCCGTAATATTTTTTCATTTTACGTTGCTGGGTCCTCTAACCCTAAAGCTTCATAACCGTATTTGTCAATATCTGCTTGAGATACTCCCCCACTAGGCGAACCAATTGCCACCCCACCAGTATTACTCGTCATCCGAAAACCACCACTGCCTGTATTATACTCTTTATCACCAGCTATTTGTTCATTAATTCGAGCCGCGGCTTCTTTGTTCTGTTTTCTCTCTTGTTCAGTCATCCATGGACCAGCGGGAGCGACATACAGAGGTTCAAGAGCCTCTTTTAAATTTTCTTGAGACGTTTTTACTCCTTGAACCCTATTATTTGCTTCATTTATTGATATTTGATTTAAAGCATCTTTTGACACTTCGGTAGCTTCGTTAGTAATTTCAGTCAATATATTAGGATTGTTTGCTGCATCTCTTTTTTCTCTACTAGTTACGTTAATGTCTACATCACAACCTAAAAATTTACCAAGCGTTAATCTACCGATTTCTTGTTGATTGATAATATTTATCCGTTTTAATGTTAACATATTTGCTATACCATCAATTGTATCAGTTACAGCACCGTTTATACTATCAAACATATCATCAAATGAATCAGCTATATTATCACTAATACCCGCAAAGTCGGGTACTTTAAACATATCAAATGTAGGTATACCAAGACTAACCGTGAAAATACCAAATAGGTCTTTAACTTTGTCCCCAATACACCTTATTATATCTGAAGTATTCAAAGATATCCCTGCTTTTCTTTTAATTGATGCTAAATCTGGGGGTATTAATTGTTCTGTTATTTTTCCTCTTGCATTTGTTACAGCATTACCAGCGGAGTCAGTAACTTGTTGTACAAAATTCTTTGATGTAAGTTTATCGGTATTTAGTATGTTATTTTGTACGTTTGTTACAACAGATGGTAGTTTAGCAGTATCTTGTATAGCTTTGGGTATATTATCTTTTAACGCTGTTAATTTTTCAGTAGGATTTGTAATAGTAGACAACCCACTGGTTGCAGAATTTGTAAGACCAGAGAAAAATCCGGATGCACCACCCACTATTTTACTACCAGCGTTTTTAAAAGATTTAAACAGGGTTGTGACTGAACCAGTAATCCCCGTAAATAAAGATTTACCAAGATTTGTTATGGTGTTTACTTGTAGTAAAGGTAGCATTTAAATTATTTAATTGGTGAATCTGATAATAAAACTTGAAATTTTATTTGATGTATATACAATATTAATATGCAATTGTGTATCATTCCAGATTTACATAATAGGATAGATATTGCTGAACGTATTATAGAAAAAGAAGGCAATTCTGTAGATCAATTTATCCTATTAGGCGACTATTTTGATAATTATTTCGAAGGACCCAAAACCATTAACAAAGTAGCAACTTTTTTAAAATCATATTGTAACGATTCCAGATTTAAATTTTTAATAGGTAATCACGATTTACATTATATTATTGGTCATAGAAGTATGAGATCTTCTACATGGTCTCAAGAAAAATTTGATGCAATTAATTCTATTATAACAGAAGAAGATTGGTCAACCTTTTTATGGAGTTACCAAGTAGATAGTTGGTTGTTTTCTCATGCAGGCATCTTAATGTCAGATTATTCAGAAAAAAAATTAGATGATCAACTTAATTCACATCTTGAAGAAATTTTAGAAAACGACTTAGATCATTCTGAATACTTCTCACTATATGGTTCATTTTGGGCAAAATATCTTGGGGATACACCTTATGCAACCGTAGATGGTAAACCATTAAATCAAATGTGCGGTCATTCTGTTCTTGCAAATTGGAATTTAAAACAATTAATTGGATATAGGGTATATTATATTGATACTTGTTCTCAACATTATGGTATGATTGACACAGAAGAAAACACTGTAAATATCATGAAAAGTGGTTATACTCATCAATATCACCCAGGTGAAATAAAATGGTTAGACAAAATAAATCAAATCCGAAATTTATAGCATTTACAGGACCGGGGTGTTCTGGTAAAACTACATTAATCAAACATTTAGATTTTAGTAAATTTTTAAAAGGCCAAATTTATCATATAAGTTCCCATACAAGAGAATTAAAACATAAAGGGTTTCCTATTAATTCAGAAGGTTCTGATGATACTCAGATAATGATTACATTGAAACATTTTGAAAACGTTAAAAATGTTTTAGGGATGAATTGTATTTTTGATAGATGTGTTTTGGATGGGTTTGTGTATACTAAATGGTTATGGAGAAAAGATCAAGTATCTAATTATGTTAAAGCATTTGCTGAAGGGGTTTATATGAATAACATTGAAAAATATGATATATTGTTTTATTGTACA